GGTTCTGGCTGAGCATATCGCTGCGGTTCGTTGCAGCGGAGATGGTGACGGGAGACACACCAGCATAGCGCCCTACGTATCCTACATCTGGCTGCGGTGTGAACTGGCGCTGTGTTCCTAGGGCGCCTGATATGGATGTTGGCATGGCTGTCCTCCTTTATAAATAGTTGATGGTTTGATTGTTCTGGCTGAATGGATTTGGTACGTCAAAGCTGAATTTCTTCTCTTTCCAGCTGATGTCTCCAAGGAGGGAGCTGAAGGAGAAGGGATGGTAGGATGCCTTAAAGATTTTGTCTGCATCATCCCAGTTCAGATGAACGCCACCACGGCGGGGGTCAGGGGCTTTCTTATCAGGGATGCCCGCCTGTAGGCGCATGAGCCGCACACGCTCATCCTCCTGCCGCGCTCCAAGATAGGATGTCCCGAGTTGCAGCATGGTGCCAAATACGGAGGGCTTCTGTACCTGACGGATGGAGCTGATCTGCTGGCGTGCGTTTAGGATGGCAACTTCACGGCTAAGATCGATCTCGTTGGATTTCTTCTGGTAGTTGTCTTTGACGCTGGCGACAGCTCGTGCGGTATCTGCCTCACTGCTCCGAAGGAGAAGGTCAGCGGTGCGCCCTCCCCCTGAAAGCCCTTCATTGACAGCGGCGGCGACGGAGGAGGTGAGGCGCCTCCCCTGCAACTGTGTGCGCTCAAGTTCCTGTACGGTGGCCTCAAAGATGTCTCTGCGTTCCTGCTCGAGGTTTTGCAGGTTGTAGTTCATGGAGGTGAGCATGCTGCGTGCGGTTGCGACGTTGGCTCTGCCCTGCGCCTCAAGGGCTTTGTTCTGACTGCGGATGCTGAATAGTGTGCTCCCCATGGTGAGGGCGGTCATCAGTCCCATCAATCACACTCCTCTCGTTCGTGGGATGAAGCTGCCCTTCCACGTATATCCAATGAGGGACAGAGGAAGAGGCATATCGGATTCTATGGTAAGTGTAAAGGCGGTGTTCTCCGCTTGTACTGGGATTCGGAATGTTCCTGTGTCTAAAGATACACGTCCAAAGACCATGCGGCCAATCTCTTTGTTTGTCATGGTGTAGGTGTAGCTTTTCCCGCGTGTTTGAACGATGGCACTGAATGCTCCCGTATCTGCATACTGCATGTCGATGCTGCGTATTTGTAAGCGGCCATTATTATTAACGCGAACGCCTCCTCTGCTATCCTCCTGCCGAATATAAGGAGGACTCAGGATAGCGCGGAATGGATAAGGTATTCCAATAACAACGAACTCCTTCGTATGGTCACCTGGAATACGAATCTCATTCCCTTGGATGAACTCGTTTACGGGGATGCTGGTGTATTTTCCATTTGGTAAGACATAAGCGATTGCCCCCATATCGGAAAGGGCCACTCTGCTCCTGCTGTATTCACGATCTAAATAATACGCAGTGTAGTCATAGGCAGCATTGTATGCCCCAGTAGCTGCTCTCTTCTTGCTGTCGAGGTAAACACGATAGGGTTCGCCCTGCGGGAAGTCTCGTGTGTTGACGGTGAAGTCCATCTTCTCAAGGACGTGCTTATCTCCACGATTGAGTAAGACATACAAGGAGGAGCCTATGAAGAAGGCACCATAGACACGGCCACTCATCTCCCAGCGAGACCATGCCGCCTGTAAGCGCTGCTCGTTGAGAAAGAGATATTTGTAGACAAATATGGAGGAGGGTGCCCCATCCGTGAGGAAGAGCATCAGCCCCTCGTTTGTGTTGGCTACCATCTGGTAGACTCCGTTCGGGATGTAGCTGGCAACGTGGCTGGTGATGTCCTGGGCATTCTTCTCCTCTGAGACTTGCTGAACGGAGTAGTATTCCTTCACACTGGTAAACTGTGCACGCTCCGTGGGAAAATAGAGGTTCTTTCCAGCGGTGAGGGGGCGACAATGAGGGGAAGCACCAAAGCCTGTGACCTCCACGAGAGCACAGTTCTTCGGAGATAATACGGTATCTGCTGAGAGCATGAACTGTGTACTGTCAGAGAAGCAGTAGAGACTTTGGTTAAATGGGACAGCAAAGTTGAGGATGTTGATGCGTGTGGTGGTCGTCGGCACATCAATACAGTCGGTGTCGAGGATGTCGTTCGCTGTGGTCATCCAGAAGTTGAAGTATTCTGCACTCTCGGATAGAATGACGTTCTCCCCGCTAAGAAACCCTAGGCGGTTGCGATAAAAGAAGATATCATTCAGTGTCTTACCGATGAAGGATGGGAGGGGATTGCTGTCCTCATCTCCAACAAGTCGCTTCCCCCAATCCTTACGCCGAAATGTGAAGCTGCCATCACTCTCGCGGATAAGGGCATGCGGCATGGTGGAAGGGTCGATGGTCGTCGTAAGGTTCGGTGCCGCGCACTCCTTCCAGATGCCTTCTTCTCCGTTGTAGACAACATAGTAGCTGCCCGCATTCCCTCCTTTGGGGTCTCCTGCGACGCGTACGACGTAACCATTCGGAGCTGTCTCAGGGAGGAGCGCGAATTTCTGAATGTGTCCTGTTGTCCCAATGAGTGCCTGGTTATTAAATCCATCCTGTGTCCTGACGTGTTGTACGCCATGTATGCGCAGCCATGTGTTGCCAACATCGCACGTATAGCCTGAAGATCGAATTGCCTCTGCAAGTTTGGTGGCGATGTAGTTTGTGTCAATCTGGTTTGTGTGGCTCTTGTCGCTCCCGTCTGGTGTCTCATGGGAGGCAATGAGTTTCTCACCATCCCAGATGCGGTAGGTGCGGCCGTACTGTCCCTGCTTGACATGAACAAGAGCACCCTGTGTATGGAAGGAATCAGCGGTGCGCTCTTCTGTGAGACGTACGCGCACATTACGGTTGAGAATAAAGGTATGGTCTGCGATGGTGATGACACGCAAGTCTCTGCGTGGGTTGTTTGTCCGTAGGTATTCGGAGTCGTTGGCGATGGTGATGCGCTTCTTACTGCCATCCAGCCCGAAGATGTCTAGCCGTTGGTTGTAGAAGTACATGATATAACGCTCGTATTCATCACGATTGATGAAGTGCATAAGTGGAGATGCCCCATCGACGACTTTCTCAGAAAGGTTTGCAAGAAATACGGTCGGAGGGCGTTTCTGTAATCCTCCTGCCTCCGTGGAAAGACCATTGATCTGCTCTGCAAGTTGCTCAGGAAGGCGCAGGATAGGCGGCTGCTGGGAGATTCCTGAGACAATATTCTTAACGAGCTGTGAATAGAGCATTAGCTTCTCTCCAATACAGGGGTGACACCTGTCATCTGTAAGATGTTGTAGTCGCCCATATTCATGTCATATGCAACGATATCACGATATGCTTCCTCAACGGCGAAGGAAAGATCTTGGGCTACTGTGCTGTCTCCCATAAAATGTGACTGGAAGTCTAAAGCACTCTTAGCAGCAATGTAGTTTTTGAAGCAGTCGGGGAGGTCATCAAAATCCTGTGCCATGATGGCTGTGATTTGGATAGGCTTCAAAAAGTCAAAGGTTTGTTGTGCGCGGTCATAAAAGAAGCCCTCTCGCTTTGCATATGCACCTCCGTCCGTCGCCTTAAAGGACAAGATGGTGGTAATCCACGGAATACGCCGTGTGAATGTGTCTGGTTCAAGTGTCAATTCATAAGTGTTGTAGTCCCACCCCTTCCGCTGGATATCTCGCGAAACGCGCTCCATCATGCGGTCTGCATTAGCTACGTCTACGTCAATCTCTGTGTTGATGGTGTTCACGGGGGCTGCCCCGATGGAGGACAATACGATGTTAATGGCGTCGAGTCGACTGGTTGCTGTTAGCAATGGCCTTTCCTCCTCTTCTATATTATGAATAAATGCTCATATATTTTGTATGATTGCTAAGACAAAAAGGGGAGAGGAACTCCCCTCCCCTCCTGTCAATTCAATAAGCTATCTCACTTCTTCTTGACGACGCCAAGGAAGGCACTCTCAGGACGAAGCCCACCGATGCCTACAGACATCTTTGCGATGAGCTGATCGCCCTGGTACTCGATGCGGCGGCCCTGCTCCATGGCGAGGTCGCGGAGCTTGAGGACACCTACAGCGCTCTTATGGCAGATGACAATAGGACTCTTGTCCGCATATGCGGCAGGGAATACATGCCCGTCGCCCTGAATGACGTTGGCGTTGTCGTCGCCACCACGCGTGATGTGCGGGCACTCGATGACATCAAAGCCCGCGAGACGAATGACGTTCGCCTCGGTGATGCTACCACCCGCGCCGTAGTCACGGTTGAGGTACTCAAGGGCAGAGGCAAGCGCAGAGTGGAACTCAGGGGTGAGATAGGCGTAGCGATCACCTGCGGGGACGTAGTTGTTCGCCATCTTCGCCTTTGCCTCGAGGAGGATGTCGTAGATGGCGTTGCCCGTATCGCGGTTGATGCCAGGGCCTCCTGTGATGGTGCGCTCGATGACACCACCCTTACCGTTGCCCGCAACGTTCTCGGTTGGGTTGATCGCCTCCTTCGCACACTCAGCGAGGACAGAAGCATCATAGGAGAGTGCGAGGGCGTTGCCCAGCTCTGCCGCATACGGGGAGCGGAAGTCATAGTGGGCGATGAACTCGTCGAGGTCAAAGATGAGGGTGTCTGCCGTGAGGAGACCATCGATGTGGATGACGCGCTCAGACTGCTGGATGTTCTCACGCTTGTCATCGAGGCTCTGCCCTGCCTTGAGATAGTGGGCACGCGTACGTCCGAACACAGGGAACTGGGCGCTCTTGCCGCTGTTTATCGCACGCTCAAGAACGTGTCCGTGTGTGACGGAGGATTTCTGGAATGCGGTAAGGGTCTCACCTGCGAACACCTTAAGTGCGAGAGCGAGCTTGTCGGCGTCGGTGGTTGCTACACCTCGGTTTGCCATAGGGTTTGCGATGGTTACGTTTGCCATGTTGTTATCTCCTTCTTTCTAAAGAAAAGACAAAAAAAAAATAAGCCTCCCTGACGGGAAGCACGATGGATGATGTCAGAAGATGCTGCTGTGCTGCAGCTTTCGGTAAACCTCCTGCGTGAATACGGGGTCAGTCTGGTAGCGGGGGTCAGACATATCCTTGGTCATCTCGGCGGTGGTCTGGTAGCCTGTTGGAGTCCCTGCCCCCTGTGCCC